GGATTCTCTGGGTAGTGTACACATCTACCGGGGGATACACCATGAAGACAGACCTTCAGAGCTACCGATATTTGAATATGTCGATAGACCCAAGCGTGGTAAAGAAGAATTCTATGAGAACTGTGCTAAGATAGCGATATGGTTCAACTGTAAGCTTCTGGTAGAAGATACCGATGAGGAATTCTTTAAGTGGTTCTTACAACATGGATTCGGAAGATACCTTAAAGAGGCACCGGCAGTATACAAGTCAGTATATTCCAAGGCGGCGAACAGATACGGTTTCAATATGGCAGGGCAAGGGAGGAAAGTGAAGTTAGTAGATACGGTGAATGAATATATAAAAACCGACTGCGATAAGATCTTCTATAAAGACTTACTAAAAGAATTTACTATCTTCGGCATTAAAAATACTGATAGGGTTATGAGCTTCGGACTCGCATTGATACATGCTAAAGACAACGGATTCCTTAAACTACGGAGCATTAAAGACGCCAATAGAACATTGTCACACAACTTCCCCGTCTTCAAGAAAACTGCCAGCGGAGTGTATCGTGTTAAAGACTACAAAGAAGAAGACTGATGTCTACATTCGTGAATATAGAAAATAGCATGGCAGGTCTAAAGATCACTGACGACATGTACCTTTCGGTACCGGAATTTAAAAAGTTATCAGATAGACATGGCATCAAAGCAATGATTTTTCTCGTCTGCATAGTAGATTATTGGTCTCCTTATCGTAACTTGCTGTTGAAAGACAGGGTTCTGATAGCAGGAAAAGATATCTATGGCACCACAGGTAACTACAAGAAGTTTTTAGATGAAGCGACATACAAAAGTGCCGAAAGGAAATACCAACAACTGCAATATGACCCTATCTTAGACAGCTACGCCGTTATGAGTAAAAAGATTAAAGACATCAATTTCGTCATCGACACCAAAGAGGTGGAACTCGAAAACATAAAAACCATCCAAGACATCCTTAAAGGAAATGAAAAGATCAATGATATGGTGATAAGATTAAAAGACCATATAGATGCTATTAGCAGGAAGTCACCGTTCAGAGGGTTCTCGAATATAGAAGATTATCATTCAATAGAAAACGATAGTTTATGATACCAGATTTAATGCTACCGAAAGGAAAAAAGAAAATCGAGGCGTGGGCAATAGATATCCACGAGGCCATCGATAAATACTACAGTTCATATTTCACTACCCAAAGGGAAAAAGACTTCTTAAACTATAACTTCTTCAATGGTGTCATTGACAAAGGTCAGTTCGAATATGTCACCGACACGCACGGTAATTCCAATCCGGCACGACTGGTAAACTATCCTGTGATAAAAAAGATGGTAGAGCTACTCGTCGGGGAATGGGTGTCAAGCCCGATGACCTTCGACGTTCACCTCGTCAATGCCGATGCAGTAAACAAGAAGTTCGATCAGAAAGTGAACCTCATCTTCGATGCCTTGATACGACCATACCGACAAGAACTGGAAAAGATGGCGGGGATAAAACTCGGTGAAGACACTATGGGCCTGGAGATACCAGAACATATCGAAGACTTCATGAACAGGAACTTCAGGGAGAACACCGAAGACGTTGTCACTAATGGAATAAGTTATCTCGTTCACAAGTACGGACTTAAAGACATCTTCAAGCGTGGGTTATATGATTTCGCTATCACCGCGAAACAATTCTATCGTGTAGACATCGTCAATAACGATCCTTTACCACGAAGGATAGACCCCAGGAATATGATTTATGATGTTCATACCGATGTCGACGACCTAAGCAAATCCGAATGGGTGGCAGAACAACGATGGATGTCGGTGTCAGAGATAGTACAAGAATATCGCCACGACCTAAAAAAAGAAGACATATCTTTTCTTAACGACCTAAGGAAGAAGCCTGAATCACAATATGCTTCCGCTTTCACCGATGCCCACCACTGGTTTAAGTTCAACGATAATATGTTATCACATGTTCGTGTTGTTACTGCAGAATGGAAAGCCATAAAAACCGTTAAAGTAAAAGAATCTCATAACAAGTATAACCCCACGAAACCTTTCTTTAAGTTTCTTTCCGATGACTATAAAGAAAAGAAGAACGAAAATATCAAGAAAATCGAAGTCATCGAAGTATGGGAAGCCACACGTATCGGTCCTGACCTGTACCTTCGTGTTAAACCGTCAGACTTCATGGTGACGAGAGAAGAATGGGGATACCAAGAGACACCGCTTAGTTATGTCGGTAGTATAATGCATAACATCGACGGAGTGACGTTCTCATTCGTCGACCTGATGAAACAGATAGCCATACTCTATGACATAACGATGTATAATATCGAACTGATAATGCAACGAAGTGCCGGTAAAGCCGTTGTCTATGATGTGGCGCAGATACCTGGCGGCATGGAAATAGATGATGTCATCTACCAAGCGAAGAACCACGGATTCATATGGATAAATACCGCACAGGAAGGATCGCAACTACGGAATAGCTTCAACCAATTTGCTTCTGTAGACTTCACTATGAGTAATAGTCTGACACAACTTATTAATCTGAAGATGATGTTAGAAAGAACTATTGAAACTATCACCGGATTAAACGAAGCAAGGATGGGAGCAGGGAAAAGTGATGCTCCGGTAGGAACAACAGAAGCGCAGATAGGACAGTCGTCGAAGATAACACAGTCGTTCTATCATGCCCACATGCAATTACTTGAAAAAGTGATGACAAGGATGACCGACCTGATGAAGAAAGCATGGGCGGGAAGAAAGAAATTCAATTTCCCTCTCGGTGAAGTCGGTGCTAAGTGGATAGAACTACTTGCTTCAGAAGATCTTAGTATGAACGATTATGCTATCTATATCAAGAATAGTATTAAAGACCAAAGGGATAAACAAACTATCGTCTCTCTTGCCGAGGCCGCACTTCGTGGCGGACAGATAGGATTCCTTGACCTCGTGAAGATGGTTAATGTCGATAGCGCTTCTGACGCACAGAAGATTCTCGAAAGAAGTATCCGAGCAACAGAGAAAGCCAACCAGGAGATGCAACAGAAACAGATGGAGATGCAGCAACAAGCAGCACAACAGCAAGCACAAGTCCAAGGCGAGAAGAATAAAATCTTACATGGTGCTAACCAAACGAGGGTACAAGCGGCACGGATTGCCGGTGAAGCGAAAGTCCGAGCAGAGGAAGTCGAGCAAGATGGGAAACGTAAATATCGTGATCATGATTCTGTAAGAACAATGGACGAACAAGCCTTCCAACAAGAGGTCCTGGGGCAGGAAGAACAACCCGGTCTTATTGAAATGAGTCAAGAAAAATTAGCTAATAATGAATAGTTATTCAAAAAAAAAATCATATTTTTCACATTAAAATGTATATGTAATGGCAAAAGAAGTAGCTGTAAAAGAAAATGATGAAAGTTCTGAGGTGGTAGAAAAAGAAACGCAAAACCTTGACAGTCAAGAAGAAGCGAAGCCTTTATTCGACCCTCAAGCATTTATTGAAGGTCTGGCAAATGAACAGGATGCTGGCAACATGGAATCTATTGACGAAGAGGAAGAGGAAAAGGGTGAAGTGAAGGAAAGTGTAAAAGATGACAATGTTGTAGCAGAGGTAGAACCTCCAGTATCAGTAAATGATTCTAATGAACCACAACGAGAATATACTCAAGAAGAAATATTCATTAATAAGTTATCCACAGACTTAGGTGTCGATGGAGGAACTTATAGCGAATTGATAGAAAACATAAATCGTAAGCAAGTCATTGTCCAAGACAACGAACTTGTAAAAAGGATAGACGGTCTCGCCGCAATGAACGACGATGCCTTAGTCAAGTCCTGGTTGGGAACACGACCCGACTATACTGAAGACGAAGTAGATGAACGTATCGAGATCTGGAGAAGCCAAGGTGAATTAAAACACCAGGCCAAAGATATCCGTTCACAACTTAATGAACGACGACAACAGTATATTGATGAAGAAAAAAACAAAAAGATTTCCGAGGAAGCAAAGCGAAAGGAAATTGCAGAAGGCTTTAATAAGGGTTTAAATGAGGCTGTGTCAAAGACCAGCTCACTCTATGACGGCGCCTTCAGTCTCGTCGATGACGAGAAAAAGAGTCTTGTAGAATATATCACTACAGGGCAGTTCCAGAAAGATATTCTTAGTGCTCCGATGAAGCTTATAGAAGCGGCACATTTCGTAAAAAATCGGGATGTCGCTATTAAGATTATTCGGCAGCAAGGAGTCTCCGATGGAACACAGAAGGCCTTAGGTAACATAAGACCGATAGACGGACGAACCGGAGGGTACATACCCAATGACGGAAGTAAAGGCATCTTTGATGCGCGAAAGTTTATGTCAGGTTTTGATGATAAAAAAGGTTAATTTTTAATTATTTTATAACCATATAAAGAGTAAACAATGTTAACACAAACAGGAACTTATGGAAAGGACACGTTATTAGAGAACTCATTGGCTCAAAACTCTTTGCTGTTTCCTCAAATATCAAAATATATCATTAGAGAATACCCACAGTATTCCCTGACATATATGACTGAGGGATTAGGAAGATACGCGTCTGAAAAAGTTATCGGATCAAACTCATTCGAATGGTGGATCAAAGGTCGTTTATCACGACCAATGACTGTCGCTACAACATCTGCGGGTGGTGGTGCTGGTCATTCAGTATTCACAGTAGAATTTGCCGAAAACTTTGCAAACTCCAATGATATTTTAAAATTCAAAGACGGTCAACAAGCGTTCATCGTTTCTGATCCCACTCCAACCGGAGCTGGCTATACTTATTCACTAATCTTACAAGACCCTGATGCTACTGCTACTGTCACTGCAGGAAACGTAACAGCAGGAGAAAAGGCTGGTGTTGTTGGTAATGCTCACCCGGAAGCGTCTGAGAAAGGATTCGGTAACACCGTGTTCCCGGATAAATATAAAAACTATCTTTCTACTTGTCGTCAAGCAGGTGAGATTTCAGGTGATGCTGCTACAGCAGTTACTTGGGTTGAATCTAAAGGCGAGAGAGTATGGTACTTTACTGCAGAAGCAGATACCAGAGAGAAGTTCTTATATGAGATGGAAACACAAAGATGGTACAACAAGATCAACGTTGATGCTAATGGAAACCCTACAGTATATCAAAGCGGTAAAGCTATTGTAACTGGAGACGGACTACTTGCACAGATTGACGGATCTAACGTTGGATCATATGGCCCGAATTTGTCAGAAAAGGAAATCACTAACTTCCTTGCAGACTTGAGATACACTAATGGCGAAACATCTGCTAATTATACTGTATTCACAGGAACTGCTGGATTAAGGGAATTCCAACAAGCAATGAAAGACTATTATATTGGTAATAGTGTTTTGATGTTTGATGCTGATGCCGGTGGATCAATCAAACTTGGAGGTACTTATACTACTTACAATGCAATGGGATTATCTATTACATTGATGTATAACCCTTTATTTGACGATCCTAATTTACATCACGACTTGGCTCCTGATGGCTTACCTAAAGAATCATACAAAATGGTATTCGTTAATACTGGTATGACTAACAATGGTGTTGCCAACTTGGAAGCTATCGTCAGAGGTGAAGGGGGAATCAATAGAGGTTTTGTACAGAAGTATATTACCGGAATGATTGATCCATTTGACCAGGGTTCTGTTAAAGCTGCCAATTCTAAAGATAGCTTTACTGTAGAATACTTGTCACAAACCGGGATTATTTTAAGGAGACCTAAATCTTGTGGAATTTTAGCATTAGCATAAAATTAAAAATTGTATTGTTATGAGCACAGTAAGTACTAAAGTCGAACTTCGAATTACCAACCCTAAAAGAGCTGGTGTATTTCGTATAGGAAATTTTTGGGATGACGATATCAACGCTACAAGGGAGTTGAAGTATGCTAATGGTAGCCCTCGGGTATATACCATTAACGGAAACGCAACTTCTGTAGTAACGCTTGACATATCTAAAGCCGATGATAAACTTGTATATGACCATGTAAAGGATCATCCTTTATTTGTGAAAAGAAATAAACCCTTACTAACGGTTACCAATGTCGGAGTAGAGGCTGAAAACAAATTAAGCCATGAAGAAGTCGCTCTCAAAGCAAAAAACATAGTTAACGATCTCCTCGGGTCGAAACTTGCGAAT